AGCAGTACTAGTAACATTAGTACCACCAATATCTAGGGTAGTCATAGAAACTTCACCTGCTACGGTTACTACACCATTAGCAAGAGTAATTAAGTCTGTATCATCTGTGTGACCAATAGTAGTACCATTAATAAGAACATCGTCTATGTCTAATGATCCACCAGAAATTAATCCAGTAGTAGTAATAGTACTAGAACCTGTATCAATAGTACCAAAGCCTGATGTAATGCTACCACTATTTAATGCACCTACAGTAGTTGCAGCAGTAGTAACTAAGTTAGGCATTGCAGTGATTTCATCGTCAAAGTAAGCAGCAAGGTCTGTTACTGCTACTTGCTTCATTGTACCAGCATCATTAAATACAACACGATCAGCATCAGCTACAGTAGTAGAACTAGCAGTTGTATCACCATCAAGAATATTTATTTCTGTGGTAGTAACAGTAGCACCATCAAGTATCTCTAATTCTGCTTCTGATATACCTGCACCACCAATAGTAAGTGTACCTGAAATATCTACATTACCATTTATATCAATAGTAGTAGCAGCTATTTGTATTTCACTGTCAGCTACAATGTCAAGTTGACCGTCAGTACTAGAATTAATATAGATAGCAGTATCACGAAACTGAATCTTCTCCGTTGACGCAATAAGTAAATCATCAGAAAACTCAAAGTAATCCTCATCCTCCATCCACTTAAATACACCGTCATTAGTTTCACCATCAAATGTTACTGTGATGTCTGTGCCTGAAGTAGCATCACCAATAGTAATAGAAGTGCCTAACAGTTTAGTAATTGGTCCACCTTCTGCAGCAGTACCATCATGTGTATGCCCTGTACTTGCAGCAAAGGCAGCTAAAAGTTGATCATATTCATTATTAAACAGATCAGCGGTGATAACATCGCCATCAGTAAAAGATGATTGTCTTGTATATGTAGCACCCATTTAACGTCTTGCTCCTAATTGATACTCTAATTGAAACCCTTTAAGGGAATATGGTGCAGTTTCACCACCATCATTTACTCTTAGTGCAACAGAAAAGCCTGAACCCTCTACTGACTGTCTTACTAAAGGCTGTGAAGGTCCACCAAAAACAAACTGTGTAGCACTACTACTAGTACTAAATAAGGCAACACCAAATTGTGCAGCTACAGATGAAGAGTCTAATGCATATGCTGCAGGTCTTGCTGAATCAGTAGCTTCGTTATCATAACGTACTAACAAATCAGCATCAATAGCAGATTCAGGTTTATAGTTAATAATAACTCTTTGCATGTGTTTTCTAATACCAGTATCACCAAAACTTAAATCTGGACTTCTATACCTAGCTAATATTGGGGTTCCATCAAAAGTATTTCCTGCTTCTTGACGATTTATATAACCTGAAAAATCTCCATGTAATACAGTTGAATTACCATCAATAACTAGGCTGTCTGTAGCAGAAGGTTTTATACCACGTATTTCTGAAAACTCATACTTGTCTGCACGTTGAACACATATAATACCTTTTGTTAAACTGTTTGCCTGACCTTCTTTAGAGAAAAATATTCTATACTGTGTTTTATCTGGTATAACTACACTATCAAAAATTGCAGCATTCTTAATGTTGGCATCAAATATAGACTGCACATTTTGTGTAATTGATCCAAGTGCAGTATCACCAATTCTTGCAGTAGCTGCAACAGTTCTTAATCCATCAGGTCCAAGAAATAATAAGTCACCTGCAAATTCCTGAATAGTGTCTCCATTTACACAACCAATATTTCTTGTAACAGGTTGTATTGCAAAGTCACTTAAAGTAGAACCTGTCATTTTAAATATTCTGTTTTCACAAAATATAAATAGTGCATCACGAAAAACTTTTAAAGCAACAATGTTATCATCTACTTTAATAGTACCTGCACCATCACCAGAATTAAAACCATCCTCATCAAAAGGCTCACTAAATACTAATGTTTGAAGGGTACTAGATTTACCTGCATAAAACATATGTGATTTAAATGCTACTACAATAGTAGAACCAGCTACAGAACTTTCACTAACGTCAGTTGCAGAAACAGAAGAGTTAAATATTGTTGGTGCATTTGTACCATCAACAACAATTATCTTTTCATTGCCATCAAAGTTATATCTTTCAAAACGGTATTTACCTGCACTACTTCTTCCAGTATCTCTCTCTGTCCAATCTTCTGATACTACATCATCAACAGCATGATTAGTAGCAGTAGTACTTGAAGTAGCTCTAGTTACACCTGTAAAAGTAACAGAGGTAACACCTGTATAAGTAAAGATTTCATCATTAATTTGTATAGTACCACTAGAAGAAAATCCTGTAGTGTTATCTACTGTAATAGTACCAGAGCCTGTCATGCCTGTGCTAGAAGATATCTTAGAGGCAACTTCAGTAGAAGCAGAACTAAATATTTTTTCACCTCTAGCAGCCAATACTTTATCTGCAAAACTAGCAACCATAAGTATTTTTTCAGAACTAGCAGATGTTTGAGGTACTATTTGATTTACATATTTACGATGCCCATTTATTCTTCTATAGCCACCCTCAACATCAGGCTCAAAGTTTTCTAGCTCTAATGCTTCTCCCGGTTGCATAAGAAAAGTAGAACGGTTTTTAACTAGACCGCCCTCGCAATTAAATGCAGCAGGTTGTGTTTGAGAACTATCTGGCATTAAATAACACCAGACATAAAGTTGACAGAACCACGTGGCCTGAGTACAACAGTAGATCGTACATATTCATATTTATTAATTAACAGGCTTTGCATGTTTTTAATGCCTTGTTCAAACCTAGCAAAGTTTAATTGATACTGTTGCATTTCTCCACGATACTGATATGTAAATGCAGAAGCACCATCTATTATAACAGGTGCAAATCTATCAGGTACAGTAGTAGTATCTCCATGTAGAGATAAATCAGAAGGAAATGTATAAAAATCAAATGTCAAAGTATATTCTTTTTCAGGAAAAGGATAAAGTAAATAATTATTATCAGGTGTACGTACAATATTTCTAGGTACACCACCACTTTCAAACTGTGCTACAAATACACCATCTGCATGTATAGCAGCAGTAGTGCTATTAGCACCACGTGTACATCCTGTAAGATCATTACCTGATATAGCAGTATAAGTTACTTGCTCACCACCAAGATAAATAGTACCAGAGGTATCAAAACCTGTAGTAGAAGTAAGTGTTAAAGTTTCAACAGAAGCAGAGTGTGAGCCATTTAAAGTAGTAGAAGTTATTTCATCTTCTTGATTAGCGTATTCATTTTGTATATATTCATTATAGTTTAATGTAGTAAGATTAGTACCAGATGCATTAAGTGTAGTACTACGTTTAATTCTAGCAGTATTATAATCTACAGATTTAGTACTTGTAGGTAAAGCGTATCTAACTTTTCCCGGCACTAAAGTTTCTGTATTTGTTGAATGGTTAAAAGAATATCCAAACTCTCTTTGATTAATATAACGTATTGCTTCATTAACAGCATTTTTACACTGTACTTGTACGCCTCTAGCATTAGTAAAAGTACTAGAAGTAAGCTCTACTTCATTCATGCGAGTAATAACACTGTTAGTTAATGAAAGAAAAGTAAGAGCCATTATGTTTCCTTAATAATCCTTGTCTGCCCCAAGAGTTTTTTGTTGCATAAATTTGATACACTAATGGGGCCAGCATATAGCCAGCCCCAAAGTATGTAGGTTTATTACAGTAGATCACGTTGAGCTTCTGCAGCCTCAGTATGAGCAGCCGAAACATCTGCAATCACTGCATAGACACGTAAGCGTCCAGTAGCAGCAGCAGCACCAGCGACTGTTACATCAATGGTATCTGCAGCACCAACACAAGCAAGTGCTTCAGCAGCAAATGTTGAAGCTGAACCTGTACTTACTACATTAGCTTCACCGTTACTACCTTTTGCAAGGTATGTACCAGCAGCAGCGTCTAGTGCAGCACCGTCAATGATGTCATCCCCACCACCAAAGTCAATATTACAAGTACAACTTGCAGTAAAAGACTTCATAATTTCTGCACCAGCAGCAATAACTACTGTCTCTGCAGGAATTTCAAGGAGTTGGAAAATGTCACCATCAGCAATGGTAGCATCTGCAGCAATCATAGCATCAATATCTAAGATTGCTTCAATAGTGCGTACTGCATTACCAACAACAGTTGGAACAGCAAGTACGTTAGCTCCTACGCCAGCGGTAGAAGCAAGGGTCATATCAAAAGTAGCCATTGTATATCTCCTTACGCTGCGTTATAACGGGCAGTAACGATTGCTTCAGGGCGAAGAATCTTACGACCGTATAGATGCATACCACGAACAATGTCAGCAAAGCTGTCAGGGTCACGATATGTTTCTGTCTTATTGATTTGCTCGGCAGTTGCCACAGCAGAATCATGTCCAGCTACAATCACACCAAGGTTGGTGAGTTGATTAGCTGTACCACTAGTTCCCGGTCCAGTGCCTAGTGCTGGCAAATTAGACGAGGAATACACACGGAAGCCGTGGAAGTTACTAACTACCAGACCATTACGCAGTCCACCTGATTCACCGAAATCAGCGTTCATGAAGCGTGAATCTTCATCAGCAAGGATTTCCATAAATACTGGATCAACTACCAGCCAGCGACCTTGTGAGTCAACTTGCTGTTGGTCAAGCAAACGTTTCATACGTGCAATAATCATTGCAGGAGAAACGGTAGCAGTTGGCAACGAAGTAGCACCCGGCATACGTGCAGTCACAGGAATTGAGTGAGTGCCAGCAGAGGAAGTAGTGATGTTACCAAAGTCACCTTTATGCAGTTCCATAGAGGAAAGCAGTTCGTTAGAACCTGCAGAGCTTACAGCTTTAGTACCATTAACAGTTGTGTTAAGGGTATCACCTTTGCTGTGCAAAGAAGACTGCTTGTAGCCTGACATGTACGCAAGAACTTCTTGGTCATGATTGTCTGCTAAACGATAGGCAGCACGGCTAGTTGCAAGGTCCATGAAATTGACGTGGCTGTGAGCCTCTTCAATATCGTCCATCTTAAAGGCAAAATAGTTAGCCTTATCAATGACTAAGTTAAAATCAGCATCTTCTAAATCTTGCGCTGTGACATTTGTGCCACGTGCATATTCAGATACTGAGATTTCTGGTTCTTTAATGATCTTGACGGTATCGCCCTGACCACTAATCTCTCCGAAATAATCGGAGTTAGTAATATCCCCAACAACAGTAGACTTGCGGAATGCAAGCTGTACCTGTTTGCTGTAGATAACTGGGCTAAAATTACCATTAGGTAGATTTCCATAACCCGTAGCTGTCTGGAATGCCATTATATTAATCCTTTGCATTAAGACACAGATACAAACTACAAACGGTATGTAATGAGGCTAAGTCTAGTGGGTAACGATATTGTAAAAAGTTGGCCGACCTTTTACATAACGGGCCAATGTCTTTAGGTAGTCTTTAAAACTATTTATGTTTGTGAAAGTTGGTTTAACACAGGTAGTCCAAATAAGTAGGGGGCTGTGTTAAACCTATTGTATATAGTTATATTCTTTATTTAAGACTTGTCAAGTCTTTTTATCGTGCGCTACCAGAAATATCGTAAATAAATTCACCTTTTCTAATAGCTTCCATGATTTCGTCTTGGTGTTTCTCATACTGTTGTGTAGTCATTTTGTTTACACGTGACTCAGACATTTTAGTATTGTTAGTTGTGGCGTCTGGTTGACTTCTAGTATTACGAGTATTTACCGACTTAGCAGCATCTTTATTGCCGCTAGGTTTTTTTGTCTTGATGTTCATATCTGCTTTGTACAAATCAATAGCACGTGCTGCAGACCTTGCATCGTTATCATTTTCATATAATGCCTCTTGTACCCACTTAGGCTGTTCTTCTGCCCACTCATGGAACTCATCACTGTCACGTATCTCACCAAAGTCAGGGTGTGCTTTAAGTAATTCTACTTCAGCTTTCTCACGTGATGCACTTTCCCGTAATGTATCAATTTCTTTAATACGTTCCTGTAAACCTTCTTGTTGCTCACGTGCTTTCTTAATAGCAATAGTTTCAACAATAGCAGCTACATCTGGATACTGGCTTGCCCATGCATCTATGTCTTCATCTGACTTAGGTAGTTTAATTTCTTGTGCAGTACTTTGTTTTAACTGCGACTCTAGTGTAGTAATACGAGCCTCTAAGTCTGCCTTTGCTTTTTGTGATCCTCTACGTAGATCAGCATAGCGTTTCTTATAACTTTTTTCTTCTGCACCTTCTGGCTCTGCATCTTCTTTAGCCTGTACTTCAGCTTCTTTTTCTGCGCCTTCACGCTCTGCCATTAACTCACGTAGTTCTTTTTCGTCTTCCTCTACACGCTCTTGCACTCTACTCTTACGTTGCATCATCATTGATTTGGGCGGTTCTTGCGCCTCTACTATTTGGTTTTCCATTTTAGTTCCTATTTACTGGGGCCACCGTAGCCTGTGTTATAAGGGGAGTGGGTAGGCCAGTTCTAATTAGCTGTTTAACGTGCAGCTAAACCACGTTTAGGGGCAGGAGTTGCTTTAGCAAATTGCCCTAAAGCCTCATTAAATTCAGGACCAAATATTTTTGCAATTATATTTCTTAAAGGTCCATTCATTGCTTCACGAATTATGTTTTGCTCTTCTTCTGAAAGCATTTGATAATTACTAAATGCATCATCCATAGCAAGTTCTATTATTGGATTCATTATTTATTATCCTTTGATGTAGGGAACATTCCAACTAAATAGCAAATAGGCTCTAGTATAGTTCTATACACCATACCTAATGTATCACGTTTATTACTTTTTGATTGAAAGTAAATATCTGCTGTTCTGTGTCTAGCAATATGCTCTAAACATTTTTTTATAAATTTATAATTTTTATTATAGCCTAAGTGTATTAAAGGAAGGAACATCCTATGATAACCTACTTGATGCTCCTTTGTCAAGTTATTTTTTGAATGCTCTAGCCATATTTTATTTCTAAAAGAACCAAAGCCATATGCATTATTCATAGCGGAACAAACAATTTTACCACCACTATCTTCTTTATCTCCACCGTGTCGTGTGCTAATATCTGCAGCATTGTCTTTATTAAATGCATCTCTTGCGGCTTGACCTGCTGCATGTTTTTTGCCGCTGTTATCTGTGTAGCCAGTATTTACAGCTTTATACCTATCACTATTACGTTGAATTGTTTTGGCATCTTCTTGACGTTTATCAGCTTCACGTTTATCTGCTTGTGTACGATACAACACACCATCATTGCCTCGTCTTGCAGATATTTTTGCAGGTGTAATACCAAAAGCACGTTCTAAAAAGTTAGGCTCAGATCGTCTGTCATCACCAGTAGGTCCTGCTTTACGTGTGCTTGTGCCTTTGCTAGTACGTGCTGCATCAGATTGTTTAGCTTTAGCTTTAATATTTTTTACAGACTGCACAGCGGCTGCAGAAGGCAATTCATCATCTAGTACTGCAGTACCTGTAGGAGTAGTAGTTTGACCTAAAGCTAATTTATTATAATCTTCTTGCCCTGCAGCAGAAGGATCAGTAGGATCAACTAAATATGGATTAGCTTTTTTTACTGCAGTAGCGTAATTACCAACAGATGTTGGGCCAGCACTATCTATTTGTCCAAAAGCATTTGCTGTTTGATCTAATGCTGCTTGCCTCGCTTCTGCAGCATTAAAATTTCCATAACCTAATTGTAATTGACTGCCTGTACCAGTAGAAATATTACTTACACTATTACGTGGATCAGGCATAGGATCAGCACCAAGTGAATCTGTAGGATTATAAGGTTTTCCTTCAAACTCTAATTGTGGAGGAAAAGTTTCTGTTTCAGTTGCATAACGAGGAACTGTTGTTTGTTGTATAGCTGGATCAGGCAATACAGTTGGGGGTTCTTGTCGTATTACTGCAGGTGTTGGCAAATTAGTTTGGCTATCTTGCCTACGTGTTTCTGATGTAGGCGCAACAGGTGCTTGAGTAATAGATGGAGTTGCGGTATATACATTATCTTGTAACTGTTTAACTACAGAGTCTTCACTTTGGCTTGGGTCAACACCACCTAATTTTTCTGCGCCAAATTTATTAATAGCATCAATAGTATCCCCTACTAACCCAGCAGTTTGAAAGTCTCCACCAACAAAACTATCACCTCTAGCACTTGCTATACGCCGACCATAATCTGTTTGTGCGCCAAGTGCTGCATCTGTTTGTGCGCCAGTAGTATAATCAGGTTGAAATGTGCCTCTTTGTGTAGCAGCATCCATAGCAGCATCCATAGCAGCCTGAGTAGAAATAGGATATTTTTCACCTAAAAAACTAGTCATATTTTTATAAGGACCAGCTGGAGGTAGTGTAAATGTATTTGGCACAAAAACTTCACTCATTTTTTCTGCCATATATCTAGGATCACTAGCATCTCCCATCATTTGTCTATATTGAGCATTAGTATTATATACATTACCCCTTAAATTTATTTGTTCTTCTGTTGGATAAATATTTTTAGGATCAATGCCCATTTGCATATCTGTTTGTGTTACAGGTTGTGTATTAGTTTGTATTGCTTGTTGATTAGAAGAAGATATATTTATTGGTTGTAATTCTTGATTATTAACAAGAGGTTCATTAACAGGTGTTTCAGGTAATGGTTTTATAGTTGTTGTTTCTGTAAGTGGTGAAGATTTATAACCTATTGAACCGGGTGCATCATATGCTGGTACTTCCATATTAATACCACGCCCTGTAGGAATAGCACGTTGCACTTCTGTTACAGGTGCAGG